CACAGGGAATTGCCGTCGTTGTCGTACAGGTAGGTCATTGTGATTTCGTAGGTGTTAATGTTGGTGGCGTCTACATTGGTCACGTACACGTTCGTAACCGAAATGTCGTTTGTCACCGACAGGTTGTTTTCGACGTAGACGTTCTCCTCGACGGTCAGGTTTTGGTTGATCGTGACGTTGTTGACGACGGTCAGGTTGTTGTTGATCGTGACGTCGTAGACGGTGATCTCGGTAATGTTCACCAGATTGAACACGAGTTCGTTGTTGACGATCTCGATGTTGAGGATCTGGTCGAGATAGCTCAGGATCGTCCGCAGCGCGTCCCAGTTCCTATCCTGCATCGCCTGATTGCAGGGATTGGGGACGATCATGTTGGCCAGCTTGCTGATGGATGGGTCAATCACAGGCGCCTCATCCTCCCCCCTGGGACTATGCGGGCGGAGATGTTCTCGACAGTCCAATGGTCGCCATCGACGCCGGACAGCTTGACGAACGCCGCATTGCCCCGCACTCGCGGGCAGCTTGTGTATCCGGCGCCGTCCGAGACGTGAATACTGGAGTGCGTCGACTCCGCCAGCTTGGCCTGCTCTGCGCTGGCGCCGGCCCGGCATTCGAGCTTCACCCGCCCGCCGTCAGTCCCGAGCATGGGCTGGACCTCTGCGAGGATGCCGTCGCCATAGCCGGCTTGGTCCCCGAGAAGGATCGGGCCGTACTCCACGAACGACTCAATCTCCGTCCCGCCGTCGTCAACCAGGGACCACTTGTGAAAGCGCCGCAGAATGCCGTCGCGCCCTCCGAGAATTACGCACGCATCCTCGGCGCAAAACGGAGAGTACGCTAGGACGGCCGTCGGCTGGTGCGTGGCCGGAACGGACACCCGGAAAAAGCCCTTGGTCTCCCAGTCGAGCCACCAGTGAGTCGTGCTCCCGCTGTCTTTCTTGGTCAGCCAGATATGCACGCCGCGGTCCAACAGATCGTACGCCATCTGAACTTCGATGACCTGGCTGTCGACGTGCAACAGTTCCTCCGGCACCTTTTCGCGAGAGATAGACACAGGCTCGGAGGCCCCGCAGCCAGCGGGCAGCATGTAAACGCCATCGAGAGAGAGGAACACGAGCGTCCCGGAATTGTCGGCCGACACGTTGGGGACGTAGGTCCACGCAAACTTGTCCACAATGCCGATGGTGCGGCTGAGGTTGTCAATCTGCCCGCCGGACGCCGGATCGCCGCGCATGATCCACACACTGTTCTTGNNGTGCGGCGCCGCGGCCGTGATGGGCTCGCCGATGATCCCGGCTTGCGAATTCTCGCCGGCAACTGCCCGTCCGGCATCCTCCTGGCCGTAATCGAAGTCGAGCGGATCTCCTTGGCGGCTCATGTACCACAGGTGCGGCGAGTCGGATCCGCCGGCCAGGAACAAGCGGTCGCGGTACATGCAGATAATCGGCTGCGTTGGCGGCACAAACCCCTTGCCGGTCGTGGCCGTCCACTGCGACAGCGTGTTGGTGGCGTAGTCGTACACCTTCGGGGAGCGTGTGATGTACCACGAGCAGGTAGCGCCGCTCCCGGTCGCGCAGTCGGTCGTCAGCGTCAACTCACCCGATGAGACCGAGCTGATCTTGTAGACGCCCTCGATTAGCGTTGTCGTGTTCGAGCTGTCGTAAATGACCAGAACATCGTCGTCCGTGTCGATGCCGACGGTTGTCCAGTCGGTAACGCCAGTGGCGTCAAACTTCCCGTTGCCAGTGCCTCTGGCGCCGTCCGTGCCGCTGGACTTCCACTCGCCGCAGTCCGCGATGTAGAGCTTTTGCAGGCGCTGCTGTGCCTGAATCGTGCGGTCGCTGGCCAGTGTGAGCGAGCTACTGACGGCCACGGTCGATCCAAGAAAGTCCTCTTTGTAGAGCGACCCGTTGGACGCCGCGAGCACGATCCGGCGGTTTGTGCGCTGATTGCCTCCAGACAGGTAATACTGCACGCGGAATGATTCAATGGCCGGCTCCACCCTGTCGGATGTCGCCAGAGAAAACCCCACTCGCTGGCCGGAGTGCGAGCCGACAGCCTGCGAGGATATGAGCGTGCTGTTGCGCCAATAGGCGGACACGTTGTTGCCGCTGATGCGGCAGGAAAACCAGCCGGCCGCCACCCCGCCATGGTCGCCTGCCGTAAAGGCGTAGGTGCTTCCGCCGGCCACGGACAGGCTGCCGCCGAAAGTTCCGTCCTTGGCGATCGTAAGGGTGGCAGTCACGCCCGCAGAGGAAGCGTCTGGCGTCGTATTGTCCATTCGCAGGTACAGGCGGTACGTTCCAGTGATGACACTGCCACGCGGGGCAATGAACATCTCGACGATGTAGTCCTTTGCCGTGTCAATCGTCGTGGCGAAAGCGGCCCGCACTGCCCCGCTGGTGGAGTACCTTTTCGATCCGTAGGCCACTCCGCTCTCGACCTCCGGGAGTCGCGTGATCCACGAGGGCTTTGACCATACAGAGCCCATGGAGTCGCCGTCAAACGTGTCCTGCCAGTATGTCAGGCCGGTTGTTTCGATGACGTCCAGGTTCGCCAGCATGCGAACGGGATTGCCGCTGCCGAGAGTGCCGCGGTGGGATGGGTTCGTTCCAGGTCGCGAACCGCCGCGCTCCCGATGGCCGTACACGGAATCCGGCCGTACGTTCAGGCAATCAACCGTCGTGAATGGCGGCTGAGACTGGAATCCCTGCCGGCGGTTGATGCCGCCAACCGGGAACCGCAGGCCGATGATTTTGGAGCGCGTCATGCAACATCGCGTCAGGTGGCGACAAAGATGCGAACCGTGGCCGTGTCCTCCTCCAAGTTGCGGCACAGGATCTTGTCGATGACATCGAGCGTCCCGGCCGCGAAATTGGTGGTGTAGTTGGCGTAGCTCTGGTCCGACGCCAGGATAAACGGCACTCCCGGAGTCACCGTCTCGGTGTACGACTGCTTGCCGGTGCCGTTGTTCTGGTCGGTAATCAGCTCCAGAATCACCTCGACATCGCTTTCGATCCACAGAAAGTCAAAGTCGGTGCATGGACTGGCCGTTGCGTCCCACAGCGTCTTTGTCGTGTTCTGGGCGATGGAGAACTCGCGATCGTCCACCGCATCGGATCCGCAGGTAATCGCGACGACCTCCCCCTCGGCGCCGCCAAAGCGACGACGTCCTCCGATCTCCGCGACGAACGACGACCGCAGGCTGATCGTTCCCATCAGGCTGCCCCCTTGATAATCCCGACGGTGACGAGAGCCGACCGGATAGCGTTCAACAGCGTGACGACTTCCTTGAAGTTGTTGTTGATCGTGCCGGACACGTCTCCCGAGTTGGTGGCGCCCACAGCCGACACGGTCCCGTCGGCCGTCCCGCCGCTGGAGTCGNNNAGCGCGGCCTGAGACGCACCGCTCGGCTGCACGGCCGGAGTGGCGTTCCAGAATCCCAGCTTTTGGGTTGCCGCGGTGCCGATCTTCGACCCGGTGGTGGTGCCGAGGACGAGGTTGGAGCCATCCTCGAGCGATACCGACGTGCCACCGCTCGCCACGGGATTGAAGTCGCACGAGGCGACAGTCCCCTCGTTGACGTACAGCACACTGCCCGCGCTGCCGTCGGTCTGCACGAACAGGGCGCCCTTGGCGAATCCGGCCGTCGCGTCGGTCGGAACCGTGGTGCCGAATTGTAGCCACGTCGCATTGTCAACGACAATGACCGGAATGCCGTTGCCGACGGTGCCATGGAAATTCAGTGTTTGCATGAACCACACTCCTGATTCTAGTCGTCCAAAGAGAACCGTACCTGACCCGGACGCCAACGTACCGCAGGCTGGCCTGTCGTCCAAGCCGAATCACGATGCGACTGAACGTCCGGGTAAACGTGTTCGGGGTCGTGCGCCGCATCCTGGGCGATCGCCGTTGCCAACTCGGCATTGAATATCTGGAGCCACTGGGACTGGCCGTCGTTGAATCGGCTTTCGTACTCGGCCAAAATGGCGGCCTTCAACAGGCCAGACATGCGCGGCCCGCCAGGAGGCACCAGCGAATCCGGCCCCGCCGGCTGGGGCGACACGACACAGCGATACGACAGCGTGTATGTGTCGTTTGGCGTAGGCCACAGCAGCAGCCGATAGCGAGTGCCGAGAGCCACGCCTGGGGAGGTCTGCTCGACCGCGACCAATTCAGGGGCCCCGGACGTACCGTCGGACGAAAACTGCCGGCGGTTGCGAACCGTCGTTTCCGACACCAACTGAACTGGGTAGGTGCCGCTGTCTGCAGACGAATACGACAGCGGGCCGATGATGCCGCCGAAGTCGTCCGGCATGTCGTAGTCGGACTGGTCTGCCACTGTCACCAGCTCGCGAGACGGCGTCAGGAAGGACCACCGCACGGCCTTCCCGCGCATATCCACTGGGTAGTAGGCCCGTCGCATGCCGTCCCGGAATACGTCCTGCGCAGTCAGCTTTTGCTCGGAGCTCCACTTGCCGTCGTCGCCGCCCCACCCGGCGTATACGCCAAGGATCCGCCGCAATGCCTGGTACGTGAGCGTCAGTCCGTCGGACATGACTACCTCGTGGAGTGGACGGCCGTCGGCAGGGAGAACCGCTCCAGCGGTAGCTCGCGTTCATTCGGATCATTGTCCAGCACAAACGCCACCTTGCCGGACTGCGGATTGTAGTTCTGGATGCTGGCCGTGACCCACTTGTCGCGCCAGAGCACGCTGATGGGAGATCCGACGGCAAGGCTGCCGTCCTTCCAGCGCGACTTGAACCAGTCGAACGGATCGCTGGGTGTCGTGTGCTTCGACATCCAGCAGATCATCGCCAGCGCCTCGCCGCTCATGTGGGTAATGCCCACCCGGTCGGTGAGTGTCTTGAGTGACCAGTACGCATCGACCACGCCGCGCGGCAGCGTCTA